GGCGCACGCATTCCGCGTTCATGCGCGGCGGACAGCCGCTCGGCCTGGGCCTTGCCGATGATACGAATGGTCTTCTCGTGTATTCCGACATCCTCGGCGACGTGCGTGTTCGGCTTCAGCAGGCACTGGCGCTCGATGTATTCGCGACAGCGGTGCGTCATCCGCCGATCCTCGTCCATGTCCGGCAGCGGCTGCACGAACGTGGCCTTGCAGTTCACCAGGTCGCGGCACCGATAGCGCTGTCGCTTGACGTTGATGAAGGTCTGCCGGCCGTGGACTGGGGCGTCCGCGAACTTGATCCTGCTGACGCCGTAGCGGTGCGGCTTCTGGTCAGCCAGCCCGCATGCGAGGCAGTGATCCGGCACGACGTCATAGGTCGCGTCGATCTGGTAAGCGCCATCGCCATCGATCTCGACGTTCGTCACGGTCCAATTGGGCAGATAAAGCAGATTCGACATCATGGCCTTGGTGCCCGATGCTCCTCACGATGTGGAGTCAGTTCAGGCGGCCATTTCCTGTTCGGCCAGCGCGCACATGATCGAGCATTCGAAAGCCGGTTCTGTTCGATGGTCCCCGTCTTCCGGCCGGAGCATTCGCAGCGAGATCCGCTCACCGCGACGAACGTGAAACCACGAGCCAGGACCAAGCTCGTCCTGAATACTGGCCATGCGTTCGAACTGGTCCGGGAAGTGGACCCGGATCATGTTCCAGTAGCCCATCCCGCCCTTCGGGCAGCCGATGCAATTGTTGTTGTTGAAACCAAGGCGATACATCACCGGGATATCAATGCCGGCGCGCTCGACGATCGCCATGCAATCCGACCTCGTGAGGCCACGCTCGATCAGCGGAAACCTCATGAGCTCGGCGCTTCCAGCCTTCAGCCTGATAGCACGTTCAGCGTCCCGCCTGTCGGAAGTGAAACCGAACAGGAGCGTGTCTGTCGGATGGTAGTAGCCGTGAAACGGCGCCATTTTCATCTCAACTCGACACTTCGCACCCTGGTGCGAAACGATGAACCGCTCGCGACGGTAGACATCCCAAATGTCTTCATATTCGTCGCTCGCCAGAACGGTGACCTTCTTGCCAAACCATTCTTCGCAGTCGGCCATGAAGCGCTCATTGTCCTCATGCTCGGATCGCGTATCGCTTCGCACTATTTCGACCCGATCATGACCAAACTCGGCGAGCGCCAATTTCGCCGTCACCGCAGACGGAATGCCACACGAATATCGAACAACAACGCGATCCATCGGCTCACCATTTCAACGTCAAATTCCGATTTTGAGGATAGCATATGGTTGATCGTTTTCAACGCTCAAATCCGAATAGCCGATTTTACGCGCTTTCCAGCGTCACCCTCTGGCGCAACCCTTGCCCCGACATTGACGTCTCGACGCTCTCGACCAGCCATTTTACCGCATCGATTCGGCTGTTCCATCCGCTCAGCGTCACGCCCTTGTTGGGCATGATGCGGCAGTCGGCGATCGCCAGATCATATTCGAAACGATAGCCCCCGCGTTTGCGCTTCTTCGCCTCGGCCTCGGCCGCCTGCTTCGCGTCTGCCTCGCTCGCATAGACCCGCTTTAAGCGCTTTGGGTTCTTGCCTCCCGTGGAGTGCTTCTTCCTGCGCCCGGCGCCCTGGTCATGCCATTGCGCCTCGACCCCGTCATTCTCGTCCCGCTCCGCGCGCGTGAAGCTCCACGTCCAGCCATCGCGGCGCGTCAGAGTGAGCGCAGGGATGGCTGTCCCGCTGGGCGTCGTGTCGCTGCCCACCGGCATGAAGATCAGCCGCCGGTCCTTCCATGTCGCGACGGCATCGAAGCGGCTGCCCAGATCCTTGACGAAGGCCATGTCGGATTTGCCATTCTGGTCGATGGTGATGGTCCGGCCCGACAGGTCGGGATGCACCTGCGCCGTCACGCCATGGCGACCGGCGATCTCCGCAAGGATTGCGCCCAGCGTGGCGCCCTTCCATGCCTTGGTGCGGCGCTTGCGATAGCCGCCGGACAAGTCTGCCGATCGCGCGCGAATCGTGATCTTGTCCGGCGGGCCTGAGGCCTCCACTTCATCCACGGTGAAGCGGCCCTTTTCGACCAGTCCGGCAACGACATCGTCGCCCTGTTCCCAGCCCAGCGCCAAAGCGATGATCTTGCCGGGATCGGGCATGGCCAATCGGCCATCGGCGTTCTGGAGCGTCAGGCTCAATTCGTCTGCTTCGCCGCCTCGCTTTTCGGTCAGCGTCAATTCCATGTGACGCGGGTTGACCTTTTCGGCCAGATCGACGCCGTCGAGGGTCAGGCGCAGCCCCGCCTTGTTCGCGGTCATCCGTCGACCCGCTTTAAATCCATGGTGAAATCCTGGCCGCGCGGCAGGCCGCCGGCCATGATGCCGACATGGCCCAATTCCATCGCCTCTATCTGGTAATGGCCCATGACATAGCCCCGCCCGTCGACCAGCGGCCAGTTGTCGCCGGTGTCGGCCATTTCGATGAGGCGGTCTATCGACGCATAGCTGCCCGCGATTTCCGGGACGACCAGGCCGGCGATCGTCACCAGGTCTTCGCCGGGACCGGCGAACTGGCTGGCGGCGCGGGCGCCGAAACGGTCCATCTCCTCATGCCGCCAGCTGATGCGCCGTTGCAGATCCTGATAAGGGATCGTGTCCATGCCGAAGATGAACATGCCCAGCGTCATGAGATGCGCTGGGCTGATGATCGGGAGCGAGGCCATTGGCCTCATGTGGGTCATTCGCGCGCGCGAGGCGACCGGGTGGCCCGGTGACGGGCGGTGCTACCCGCCATCATCCTCGAATCCGCGCCGGCGCTTGCGCTCCTTCGCCTTCCTGATCTTTTCCATGATCTTTTCGGCCAGCGCTTCCGCGTCTTCGCCCGGCAGCTGCTTGATATGGAAATGGTAGCTATCGCCGGCCGCTGGCGCGTCGCCTGGTCCACCCCTGCCCCGCGCGCCTGCGGCGGCCGGTGCCGCCATCGCCAGCGCTCCCGCCGCCGCGACGCCCGCCGCCATGCGTCCTGCAGCGCGGGCCGGGCCGTGGCGGTTGCCATCGATGCCCCGTTCGAGGCCGCCCGCCACATGGCCGCCCAGCGCCATGAAGAGACGAGAGGGTGATTTGATGCCCAGATAGTTTTTGAAGGCGGTGACGCCGTTCTTCGCCACCTTGAGCAAGTGCCAGGCAAGCGCCATCGGACTGATGGCGTTCAGCAGGCCCGTCATCATCATCGAGCCGATATTGCGCAGCCAGGCTGGCAAGCCGCCGATCGCGCCCTTGACCGCCGCGACGCCGCTGGTCCAGGCCGCGCTGATCCTGTCCCAATGGGTATAGATGAGATAGGCGGCTGCTCCCAGCGCGACGACAATCCCGGTGATGATGAGGACTATCGGATTGGTCATCATCATTATGCCGGCCCGCATAAATCCTTGCCCCATGAAGATCGCGGCGGTGCGAAGCAGGCTCAACACAGGCCCCGCGCGTCGCGCGACCGATATGACCGAGCCAATGGGGCCGATGATGGAACCCAGCGCGAATTGGGCCACGCCCAACCCCATGCGAAAGGCGATCAGCGCCGCCGCGCCCTTTGCGATAGACGATGCGAGTTGCGGGTTGGCGCCGGCCCATGCGCTGACAGCCAGCACGATGGACGAGACGCTGCCCATCAAGTCCTGAGCGACCGGCAATAAGGCTGTCCCGACGACCAGCGCCGTTGAAGACATGGTGCCCATCAGCGCCCGCCATTGCACGGTGGCATCGCGTGCTATGCGCTGGTCGAACGCGCGGTCGGTCGTCCCCGATGCCCTTGCGATCTCGCTGCGCATCTTGCGGTAATCGTCCATATTCTGGATCAGGGATCGCAGGGCGGACTGCGCCTGCATATCCTCGAAAATATAGCCCAGCTTCGACATGTCGCCGCCGGTCGCCTTGACGGCCAGGTCCGCGATGGCCTCCAGCGGTGTCTTGCCCTTCGCATAGGCCAGTTTGAGCGCGGCAGGCAGGTCGATGCCGAAGCTCTTCTCGAACGCCTTCACCGTCGCCGGGGCGTTGATCTTGCTCAGCAGGTTCTGGACATTGTTGGCCGCTTCATCGGCGTCGCCCGCACCCCGCCGCGCGATTTGCAAGGCGGCCGACAGATCCGCGACGGCGGGTACGCCCCGCTGGCCCAGCGCCTGCAGTTGCGCGGTCAGTCCTGGAAAATGGCGCGCCATGTCCTTCACTTCGAAGGCGCCAGCATTGCCGGCGGCGGCCATCACGTCCAGGGCGACGGACGTCTGCGCGATCGGCACCCGGAGATTGTTGAGGTTCGCATAGGCGGCCGCCGCGCCGTCCGACAAATCGACCTTGAACGCAGTTCCAAGCCGCCCGATCGGGCCGATCATGCGGACGGCGTCGCGCGGGTTCAGGCCAAATCCCGACAGGACATCGACGCCTGCGCGCATATCCTCCGGCAGCTGTCGTGCGGCAGCGGCCAGCAGGACGATGCTATTGGCCATCCTGTCGGTTTCGGCGTTGGTCAGTTCGGCCTTTTGCTGAATATCGACCATGCCGCTGGAAAATTCGCCCGCCGCCTTGGTCGCGTAGATGAGCGGCGCGGCCAGTGCCGCCCCGCGCATGACATTTCCCGCGCCCTTGTCCTTCATCTCTTGGCCGCGCCGCTGCATGGCGCGACGATCCGCGTCGATCGCGGCGAGGCGCTTTTGTCGCTGCAGCTGGTTGTTGGTCGCGTCCAGCTGACGTTCCAGATCCCGTTCGCGGTCGACCAGCTGGGTGACGTTGCCGGCGCCCTTGGCGATTTCGCGTTGCACCGACTGCAGATTGCGGGACAGCTTCTTCGCGTCGCCGGTCAGCGCGCGCAGGGATTTCGACCCCTTGCCGCCCAGGCCGACGATATTCTTGAGCGCGCCCGACATCTTGTCGACGCCGATGAAATTGACCAGCAGGGACAGTTTGTTGTTCATCAGCCTTCCTTGCCGCCCCACATGGCGTTGAAGCGGGCCGTTGCCCGCCCGCTCCATTCGATCAGTTCATCCAGTGCGAGCGCCTGCAACTCCGACAGCGGCCAGTGAAAGACCGCCGCGATGTTGGCCATCAGGTCTTCGGCATGAGACCCGCGACGTAGCTTTCGATCGCCTTCCTCTCGGTCGCCGTCATAAAAAAACCGCGAATGGTGCCCCCGATTTCGGCCAAGTCATCGGCTTCCAGATTTTCGGCCTCGTCCTGGATCAGGATCGGGTCGGAAATGCGCTGGACCAGGGTGATGATGGTTCCAATATCGGTTTGAAGGATATCCTGCAGCGTCAAGCCGCGCAGTTCGCCGCCCCTGGGCTTGCGCAATGTCAGCTTCTCGATCCTCGTTTCGCCACGGACGATCGGCGTCGAGAGGGTGACGGTTTCGAAGCGGTTCCTGTTTTCGCTGGCGGCAGCGACTTGCGGGTCGGTCATGCGGGGTTCCTCTGATTAAGCGGGGCGGATTGGGCCGGTGGGGTATGTGGAGAGGAAAGTCCCCCCACCGGCCCGCCACCGGACGGCAGCCCCGCATTAGGCCGCCCGGCGGATCGGATGGACGGCATCAGCCCAGCAGGATCGCCATGATCTCCGCATAGCGATCGACGCCGTTGACGATGAAGATGCCGCGAATGAAGTCGATCTCCACCTCGGTCCGGCCGTCGACGACGCGGCGATAATAGGACAGCGCCGCCGTATATTTATGTTCGGTCTGGTCGCCGGGCTTATCCTTGCCCAGATCGATTTCGGTGAAGCGCCCGCCGATATAGATTTCGACCGCCTGGGCCGGGCTGCCATCGTCGGCGCGATAGGCGCAGACGAGGCGCAGACGCGTCCCTTCCGCGCTGGTCGTACCGAATTCACGGACCAGGCTGACTTCATGGCCGCCGAAGGAAAGGGTCGCTTCCATCGCGGCGACGCCCTTGTCGAGCTTGATCGCGCCCAACATGCCGCCGCCGCGATAATCCTCCGTCTCGATCGCCAGCTTGGGCTGTTCGAATTCGGAGATCACGCCCAGATAGCTGACGCCGTTTTTGAAGGCGTTGATGTTCACCAGATTGCGTGGGAGGCCCATGGCCTTGTCCTTTTCAGATGAGAGGGTCAGGCGAGCTGGTCAGCGAAGCCGTCATAATATTCGGCGGTGTTGACCAGTTCGATGATCGGATTTTCCAGCGGCGCGGCCGGCGTATATTTCAGGCTGATGGTCGGGCGGCCCGCCGCCAGCGCGGCGGAACTGTTCTTCGAGGGATCATAATAGGCCTCCGCCCCGATGATCCGCCCCTCCGTCACGAGCAGGCGCAGCTGCGCGTTGATGGTTTCCAGCAGATCCTTGACCAGGCCGATGGTCATCGGCTGATCCATGAAGGGCGCGACCGCCGACAGGATCATGTCCTGCAGGGCGAAGCTGGTCAGCACCGCGCTTTCGAAGCTGAATTCGGGCTGATCGTCGCCGGCGCAGGTGCGGTTGCCCCAGAAGCGGAAACCATCGTTGCGGATCAGCGTGACGACCTGCGCCGCGTTGAGCAGGCCGGCGTCGTTGCTTTCGTCCTGGAGGTCGAAATGCACATCCTTCGCCAGCGCGGTCACGCCGCCGATCGTGACGTTGCTCAACGTCTTGTGCCAGCCCTGTTCCTCCGTGATGCGCGCGCGCAGGCCAAGCGCGCGGGCGACGGCGTCGCCGGCGAAGGAAGCAGCGGTGTTGGGCCAGATCAGCGTCAGTTCGCGATCACCGAAATTCTCGCGATAGGTGATGACGTCCGCCACATCGTCGCCGATCGCGCGGGCATAGACCCGCGCGCGCAGCTTCTTCGCCGCGATGACCAGCTGCGCCGTCACCGCCTGGCTGTCGAGGCCGGGCGCGCCGATGATCCGCGGCCGGACGCCCAGCTTGCCCTGCGCCGCCAGCAAGGCCTGAATGCCGGTGTAGCTGTTGCCGTCGGTCCCGCCGATGACATTGGCGTCGGTTTCGGCCTGATCGTCACCGGGCGCCACGCGCACCACCACGACGATCGGGCTTGTCTGGTCACCGATCGCCTGCAACGCGGCCCGAAGCGTGCCGCCGGTGCCTGCACTGCCGGCGGCGGCCTCGACATCGGTGACCAGGACCGGTGTGTCCAGCGGAAAGGCGGCGTCCAGCGCCTCGGTCGCCGCGCCGGCGGCGGCGGTGGCCGTGGCAATGAGGCCGATATAGCCCAGGCTGGCGGTGCGGATGGTGCGGGCGCCGATGGTCGTTTCGCGGATGGTGATGCCGTGCATGATGTGCCTTTCAGCTGGCGATGATCGAGGGAAGCGGGATGGAAAGGGTCGTTCGCGCGGTGGGCGCTGGCATGTCGGTCCGCGTGCCGGTGACCGTGATCGCCAGCGATCCGGCGGCGGGCGAGCCTGACAGGGCTATGCGGCTGATCCGGAGGCGCGGTTCCCAGCGGCGCAGGGCGAGCGCCGTCGCGGCGCGCATCAGCATCGCGGTTGCCGCGTTCAAAGGCTGATCGACAAGATCGAAGAGCAGCGATCCATAGTCGCGCAGCATCACCCGCGATCCCAGCGGGGTCGACAGGATGTCGCAGATCGATTGCGCCAGATGATCCGCGCCTTCGATCGCTTTCCCGGTTGTCGCGCTCATGCCCTTCATGGGGCCATGCCTGCCCCGCAATGTCGCGCGCGCGAAGAGGGGCGACGGGTAGGAGAAGCTGCTACCCCGTCGCCAAGTGTATCAGAATTTCAGGGAATAGGTTGTCAACGCCGTGCCGGCCCTATTTCTGTCGGCATCGGTCGGGATTACGTCGCCGCTGCAGGCATTGCTGCCCATGATATTGACATATACTTCACGAACGGCGTCATCTGTCACCGAGTTTCGGTTGACAACCGCCCCCTGCGCGAACGCGCATTTTTTTCCTTTTGAAATCTGACCTATCGCCATAGCCCGGACTGCCGTCGCGGATAGCAAGTCGTCCGGCTCGTCATCTGCGGTGATAGCCGCGATTTTTGGCCGAAAGGTAACCGTGGCAGGTTCTTTGATTACGGCGTCGCGGATTTTATCCACCGCCTGCAGTATCGAAATATAGGCTTCGGTATCGAATTTTCCCAGCTTGAGTGCCGGAGGAATTGCCGTGTCGATTCCTGTACCGGACATACCGAAGGTCCGTAGTCGATAATCGACCTGCTGTAATTTGGCTTCACCATTCACAGCCAGCAAGGGCAAAGATGTACTGAAATTAGCGCCAGCATCCTTTACCTTTACGGCGACCAGAATGCCCGAGGCACAGCGCGCGATCGTTTCGCCACTCGCGTTCTGAATATCCTTGTACCAGACCAACTGCTGCAAAACGACTTTGTCATTCGCGGTCATGTCCGCATTTGCATAAAAATTGAGTTTTACGGCGGCCGATTTATTTAGCGAATAAGTGAACTGGTCAAAACCATCGTCAAGCCCGTTTTTATCAGCCGGACAGGTAATCTTTTGAGCCTGATCAACCGCCGTTTTGTTCACCTCCGACTCTGCCGAAATGGCCGAACTTTTGGCAACCATCCCGACGAATTGCGCCCATTCACCTGTCAAACGTGGCGGCGCGACCTCCGCGCCGTCTGAAACCGGCACAAGACCGCCTTCCGCTCTTGCAGGTGCGCTGGCGAGTAAGCTGCAAGAAATTCCCAATGAAGTGACAAAACACATCTTACGCATCGCAAAATCTCCCCTGTGAAAGAGAATAGGACAATGCATTGCGAATGCGTAACAATCTAGATCGATATTTAATTATGCCGGTGTATCGGTGAGGTCATTTCCAGATTGTACACCCTTATGTTTGTGCTGGCTCAAGCTGGTGGCAGCGGCCACAACGTCGTCATCGGCAACCATGCCGCCTTTCAGCGTGACATTGCCCTCTATAAGCAGGTCGCCCCGAATCGTGAGGCCGCCGGGCGCCTCGATCAAAGCGGTGCCGCCGGCGGGCAATAGCGCGGTCAGCGCATGGGCGACCGGATCGTAACCGATGCGCGCGCCATCCTTATATTCGGTCAGTTCGGCCAGCGTCGATCCGGGTAGCGGAAACTGATCGCTGGGGACGCCCAGCAGTGCGATTCCGGCCGCGATCTGGCCATCCGGGCACAAGAGGATCGCCCCTTCCCCGACCGTGGGCGGCGACCAGCTGCGCGTATCGCCCGCGCGCAGGGCGAGCCATGCGACGGGGGGCGTTTCCGCCCCTCCATCCTCATCGTCCGGATCGCCGTAACGCACCGTGCAGCGCCGGGCGGCCAGATCGACCGACGCGATCGATCCCAGGCGGATCAGTTCGGACAGATCGGCGGGGATGTCTTCCTGTTGCCGCGTCACAGGACGACCCATTCGGTCCCGTCATAGGTCAGTCGCGCGACACCCCGGTTGCTGCCGATGCTGAGGCTGGCCGCGCCGTCGATCGTGCCGCTGGCGGGCGTGATCGTGATGGCGTTGGTCGCGGCGTCGCCCTTCCCGTCCTTTACGACAAGCTCCTGTCCGGTGGCCGGGCTGGCCGGCAGGGTGATGGCGGTGGCGGAGCCGGTGCCCTTGCGCACGACGATCAGACTGTCATTGCCGTTGGCGACATAGGAAGCGCCGGTAGTGACCAGGGTGACGTTGCGGGCGACGGGTCCGGAAAGATAGAGCGCCTTCCAGCGAAACGAAGCCGAGCCGAGGTCATAGGCCTGGTTGGTCGCGGGGCGCAGCGTGCTGGTGGCAAGGATATTGCCGGTCCCCTTGCCGCCGATCTGGAGGTTGATGTTTGCGTCAGCGCCGCGCGCCAGGACGGATGGTATCCCGCCCGCCGCCGCACCCGTGATCTGCACGGCGTCGACCTGGCTGGCGACCGACACGACCCGCAGCGCTTCGTCGCCGCACGCGCTGAGCGCCTTGACGCAGAATGGCCCGGCTGACACCTGGCTGACGTTGCCGCTGGTATCGACCGTGTAGGTCGCGGTCGGCGTCGCATTGCCGCCGGAATAATAGCGCAAAGCAACGGGCGATGCCGTCGCCTGATTGCCCAGGTCCATGCTGCCCTGCAGCCCGACCTCCCAGACTTTGACCCCGCCGGGCCGTGCCGAAAAGGGGATGCCGGATGATGCTTCGGTAACGAAGCCGAAGCCGGGATTTTGCGACCAGTCCTCGACATGGAAGCCGGACCCATATTGGCCGCGCGACACATAGCCGCGCAGAAAGTCGCCGCGAGACATATAGGCAGCACCGCCGCGATAGACGCCCAGGCTGACGACATCCATGCCCCAGAGCATGTTGTCGCCGCTGTTGGCGCCGGGGCTGCCCGTACCGTAAGTCAGCGCGCCTTTGTTATTGAGAACGCCGATTTCGAAGGCCGCGCCGCGTTTCGCGTGGCTGTTGGCGCGCAGGATGATGTTGGAGTTGTTGGCCCACACCTTCGTGATCGGATTGATGTAGAGGGTGGGCGTGCCGGTCGGCACCTGGCCCGCCGCCATATTGCCCATGCGATACCAGCCAGTGACCGTCAGCGTCAGCCGATTGGCGGAAATGGCGCTGATGCGGCCCGAATATTTGGTCGCGTCGCTGGTATCGACGATCATGCCGGCGATGACGGCGGGGCTGGCGGCGCTGGCGAGCGTGACGCTGGTCGCGGTGAAGGCGACGGCGGCGACGGTTTGCGTCGGCGGCGGCGCGACGTTCGACGCGAACAGGGCCACGCTGTCGCGATCCTCATAGGTCGAAAGCTGGCTGTCGTCGGTAAAGCCGTTGACCTGCGGCCGCCCGTCCGGCTCGTTCGCGATGGCCCAGGCAATGGCAGCGTCCTCATAGGTGCCATGCGTCCCACCCTGCGCCCCGACCTGCGCGCCGCGCACGGTCAGGCCGTTCGCCGATCGGGACACGAAGCTGAGGTCGCCGGCACTGTTGACGACGACCTGCGCAGACGCGGGGGAGAGGATCATGCCCGCGAGGGCGACAAACGAGAGGAAGCGGCGGATCATGGTCATGGCACTCGCGAAAGGGTGGCGTTGCAGCCGGTCGAACCGGCAGGCAGGGTTACATCGAGGACGCTGTTCGACCCCAGCGCCAGCTGCGCGCCGCCGGTGCTGTCGGAGGCGGTACGGGTCAGAAGCGTCACCATCGTCGTTCCATCCGGCCCGCGATAGCGCAGGGCGAGCGCCCCGCCATTATAGCTGGCGCACGACTGGCTGAAGACGTAGCTGCCGCCGAAGATGGTGGCGGCGGCGGACGCGACGTTCGCAGCGGCAAGCGTGACATTTTCCTGCTTGTCGGCCGCGCTCAGCAGATTGCCGTCTTCATCGACCTTCACCGCCTTGAGCTTGCCCGTCGGATCGACGCCGCCCATCTGGAACGCCGTGGGGGACAGGGGCTTGTTGAGGACGCCCACGCCCTGGCTACCCTGTGCGGCGACGGATACCGGTACGCAGAGACCAGCCAGGGCGAGGCAAAGAGACGCTATTTTCATCTTGGGCCTTTCCATTCTGCCGCGCCGACCGACCGGCGCATTGTCCATCCGCGCGCCGGCGGACAGAAAAGATCGATGGTGCTGATCGCCTGTTCGGCCACGGCCCGCGCCTTTGCGGCCTTGTCGCAGCCGGCCGCCGACGGCATGGATTTGCAGCCGGCCGTCACGCACAGCGCGAGCATGACGCCGCCAAGGTAGGCGCGTCGGCGCATCATGCGTCCTTCACGCATTCCGCCCGCTCCCGCTTGCGACGGGCGACAAGGCCATTCACGACCTTGCCGCCGGCCTTGTTCCACCAGGTGATCGCCTCGCAGGCCGCGCCGATCTGGCCCGCATTGAACCGAACGCGGGCGGTCGATCCGCAATAAGCGCCCACGCCCACATTGTAGGCGAGGGAGACGGCCGCGAAACGGGCATGGTCGCGCCGGGGGATCGTCAGCGCCAGGCCCGGCGTGCATTGCATGACGCCTTTCGCGTGAACGACCAGTTCCTCTTCCAGCATGACCGCGCACTGATCTTCGGTGAACTGATCGCCGATCCTGATCTTGCGGCCCTTGTAGCTGGTCAGGCCGTCGCAGGCCGTGGCCACGCCCACCATGTCGAGATAGGCGCGCAGATATTGCCGGCCGCTGACATGGTGCACCTTGGCGACACCCG